AGAGCGCCACGACGCCGAGCGTCAAGGGCAGTTCTCGTATTGGCCGTTCCGCTTAGACGCGCGCCCCGTGATCTCGTTCCAAGCTGCGCGGATCAGGTTCGGATCGTTTCAGCCCGTCGAGGTGCCGACGTCGTGGATCACGGCGACCTCGACGACACACGGACAGATCCATCTCATCCCGAGCGAGGAGTCCCTCGGCTCGTACTTTTTCCGCGCGGGCGTTCCCCTGATGGGCGGTTTCGGGATCTATGAGTCACGCGACTACATCCCCGCCTATTTCGAGTTCGACTATACTGCGGGGTTCGACGAGCGCACAGGGACGGCGACGATCCCCGCGGGGGAGACGAGCGTCGATGTCACACTCGACTCGCGCGTGCTCCTCTCGTACCAGATCACGACGGATCAAACGTCGGTCCGCGTGAGCGGTCGAGGGAACGAGGGCTTTACGATCAGCGTAACGAGCGCACCCGCAGAGGACCTCGTGATCGCGTGGACGTTGGACACGCTCCCCGCGGACCTCAAGCAGGCCGTCGCGATCAAGGCTGCGACGCTCTTACTCTTACACGTCGCGGGCGACCTGATCCTCGGCGCAGGTATCGCGTCGCAGTCGGTCGGCGTCGATTCGTTGAGCACGTCGATCAATACGACGTCCTCGGCGATGTACTCGGGTTATTCGGCGCGCGCCGAGAGCCTCGATAAGCAATACAAGCTCCTGATGAACGGCTTACGATCTCAGTATCGTGTCACTCAATTCGGTGTAATCTGATGACGACGTTCCCGAGCAGAGAGCCGACGAAGGTCAGACCGCGCGTTGACTTCGATCCTGAAAAGTTTCGTAAACACATATTCGCGAAGGGCGTCGATCTGGAGTGGTCGCAGTGCGCCGAGTGTCCATGCGCTCGGAGCGCGAGCGACTTCACGCTCGATCTGAGCTACTCGAGCGCGTCCACTGAGACGGGCGAAGCTCGTCCCGATTGTCCACTGTGTGACGGGCGGGGCTACTTCTGGCACAGCGAGCAGACGATCCGCGCGATCGTCACATCCGGATCAAGTAGGACAGAGGCGTTCGCTGTGTATGGCGAATATGCGCGGGGGATGGTGTCGATCACGACGCTCCCCGAGCATCTCCCCGCGTATGGAGACCGCTTCGAGATCATCGACTCCGTGATCGTGTTCCGCGAATCACAGACGCGAACGGCGGACGCGATCGAGGCGGTACGCTATCCGATCCAAGCGCGGACGCTTGATCTCGCGAACGGCGAGACCGTCGTGCGCGTGTTGCGCTTACAGTTCGCAGACGCGAACGGCTTGAGCGCTGAGGCTAACTCGTTAACAGAGGGGACCGACTTCACCGTCACAGCGGACGGTAAGCTCGACTTCTCACTCGGCGACGCGAGCGGTACAGCTCCCGCAGAGGGTCAACGGTACAGTGTCTCCTATTATGCGCGTCCTCGTTATTATGTGGCTAGTCACCCTCACACTCATCGCGACTCTACACGGCGACGTAAGAGCGCCACCGAGTCACCGATCACGCTCCCGATTCAGGTCGAGTGTTCGCTCGAGTTTATGGGGTGATGAGATGCCACAGATCGAAGCGAACACGGACGCGCTACTCAACGCGCTAGGCTTCTCGCCCGCCGAGGCGCGACGTCGATCGCAGACGCTCGCGGACCTCGTGCTCGCTGAGTGGAGTGCGGGAGCGCGTAACAAGTTGAACTCGACGCGCGCTGCGTATCTGCGTTCTCTTCAAGTGCGCGACGTCTCACCGTCTGGCTTCATCTGCGGATTACCCGCGTCACCCTCGACCGCGATCATCGCGCACATGGTCGAGCAGGGGATGGGGAGCGGGGGGATCGGCACGTCGGGACCGTATGACGTCCGTAAATATCTACTTCAAGCGTCGACGCGTAACATACGCCGACGCAAGGACGGCGGGCTCTACTTACATGTCCCTTTCGGTCATAAGGCGAAAGACCTTAAGGCGAACTATGGCTCGTTGATCGCGAACGCAGCGCGGAGACTCCAAGCGACGACGACCGACGCGAACCGGCGAACGCGCTACGGTGGGCGACTCCCCGCGGGGCGCGTCCCCAAGCTCAAGCCTCATCATGTGACCGACCCGCTCGCGGGCCTCGTGCGTCTCGCGTCCACGTACTCCAGAGGAGCGGGAGGTCGAGCGCGCTCGCAGACGAGCGGGTATCGAACGTGGCGAACCGCATCCTACTCGAACACAGACCCCGACGCGTGGATGAGCTCAGGGATCGCCCCGCGTCGCATCATGGACGACGTATCGAGGGAGCTCCCGACGCTCATCTCGCAGGTGTACTAATGTTATTCGATCTCAACGCACAGAGCGCGCTCGCTGCGGGTTTCGGCTACTACAAGACGCGCGAGGCTGAGTTTCGCGCGCTGTTCGCGGGAGTGAGTGACGACGTGCTCGGCGCGTGGTACGCTGAGCTCTCGCAACATTACCCCCTATTCAGGACACGCAACACGCGAGGGACTGACGAGGCTCCGATGCTCGTGATCACGCCACAAGATGAGCGCGTGACGCAAACGGTCCTCGGTGACTTCGACACGAGAGACGATCAGGGGCGGGGCGTCGACTCGTATCTGATTCGTGAGACGATTGAGATTATGATCATGGCGCGCTCGCCCGATATGGCGCGTGTTTACCACGTTCTCACGAGAGCGTCGATCGCGATCGCGCGTCGATCACTCCACCGCGCCGGATATCACCTCGTAGAATACGGGGGAGCCTCGGGGCTCGCGCCCGAAGAAGACCTCGCCGCGGAGGAGCTCGGGCTCTATATAAGACGCGTCACGGTCACAGCGGACAGGCGCGTCTCGATCACGATCCCCACGTCGGCAGAGTTCGACGTCGATGTCTACTCTGGCGACGAGATCCTCGTGCTCTCGAGTGATCAAACCGACGCATCGGGAACGGCGGGGGGCGTCGATGTCGATGTGTGATATACTCACTACGAATCTATAGGAGGATTAAATGCCGTCATCACTCAATCTAAACGGGCTCCGCGTATTCCGTCCCGCGGTATACGCGACCGTCGACGCCTCTGCGCTCGGTGGTCAAGAGCCGAGTACGGGAAACGTCTGCATCGTCGGCGCGTTCCCTCAGTTCAAACAATCCGAGGCGCTCACGTTCACGAGCGCGAGTAATCTCGTCGCGTATGACCCAACGGACCCAGAGCTCGCGCAGCTCGCGCGACTCGCGTTCTCTCCGTCACTCGACGACCGCATCCCCGCGGGCGCGAGCTCGCTATCGTTCCTCAACGTACAGAGCACCACGCAAGCGAGCGCGATCTTACTCGACACCGACGGGGGCGACGCGCTGAGCGTCAAATCCTCGGTGTATGGTGAGCGCGGGAACCGTTGCACGATCGACGTCGAGAACATGAACACCGATCAAGCGAAGGTCGTCATCAAGCGCGACTCGATCGAGGAGGTCTTCGAGAACATCGAGAGCGGAGATCTCGCGTCACTGTATTACGCCGGATCGCTCCTCTCCCTCGTGTCGCTGAGCGCGTCTCGCTCTGCGCTTTCGATCTCATGGACTCAAGAGACGGCAGCGGTGAGCGCGGGAGCGCTGAGCGTGGACGTCGCCGACATGAGCTCGTCGTCTACACTAAATATCGAGCTCAACGAGACCGACCACGCGAGCGCGGTGAGCGTCGTGATCACGGGGCTCAACGAGAACGGCGCAGCAGCGACCGAGACGCTCACGTTTAACGCGGGCGTTGGTACAGCTCAGGACAGCGCGAACACGTACAGCTCGATCACATCGATCGCGGTGAGCACAGCAGACAACGCATACACAGGGACGCTCGACATCGGGGGGAGCATCGCGTTCACTCCGTCGGAGTTCGTGAACCTTCGCGAGCTGATCGAGGCGATCAACGGCCTCTCCGGATTTATCGCGACGTATGACGCGGGGCGCTCATTCCCCGCAGACGAGATCGACGCGCTCACGAAAGCAGACATCATCGCAGTCGGGAACAAGGCGACGCTCCGCGCTGACTTGTACGCGGTGATCCAAGCGCTCGCACCATCTCAGCTCGTGATCGCAGAGCGCGCGAGCGGTGGGACTAAGCGACTCGCGCAGAGCGACGGCGACGCAGCGGTGAACGTGCGACTCTCAGGGGGCGCGTCGAGCGCTGTCGTCCTGAGTGATTGGACCGACGCGCTCCAGACCATCGAGGCGAGTGACATTCAGATCCTCGTCGCGTGGACAAGCGAGCTCATCAAGATGCAAGAGGTGAAGAAGCACCTCCCCCTCGCAGCTCGCGCGGGTCGTGAGCGTAACGCGTGGGTCAGTGTTCCGGCGACGACGTCACTCGCGACGCTTAAGACGAACTACACACAGAAACTCAACGACCGAAACATCGCGATCGTCGGGCAGTCGATCGACGTGATCAACCCTCGAGGGATCAAAGAAGAGCTCGAGCCGAGATACCTCTCGCTTCTACTCGCTTCGATGCAAGCGGGGAGCGCGGTCGGGACACCGCTCACGCGTAAGCGTCCAGACGTTCTCGACGTAAGCGGAGCGTGGGACCCGAACCGCGACGCGGCCGACGCGATCCGCGCGGGCGTTGTATCGCTCTCGTTTAGTCCGCTCGGTTATCGCGTCGAGCGCTCAGTCACTACGTATCTCGAGGACGATAACCCCATATTCTCCGAGGTGTCAGCGAATGAGAGCGTCAATGCGTCGATTCGCGGACTCCGCTCACAGCTCGACGCGCTCATCGGTACAGCGAACCGAAGCCTCACGGCGAACCGCGTGACGTCGCTCGCTCAAGCTCAGCTTAATCGACAAGTGCAGGACGGAACGATTAAAGCGTTTCGCGATGTCGTCGTACAGGACCAAGGCGACACGTTGGTCGTCGGCTACACAGTAGCAGCCGTCGAGCCCCTCAATTTCATACGCCTCGACGTCACCGTCGCGCGCTTCTAAGGAGTAAATCATGGCTCAGCCCGTATTTTCAGGCGCACGCGCTAAACTGATCGTCGACGGTCAGGAGATCGGATTCGCGACCGGTGTGAGCGCGAGCGAGAGTATCACGCACCAACGCGTCGACGTATTAGGCAACATCGACTCGCAGGAGCTCGTCCCCGTGTCTCGCGTCGTATCAGCGAATGCGGACTTCGTTCGCATCACAAACACCTCGATACAAGAGCTCGGTATCATGCCACGAGGCAACACCGCCGACGTGATCAGCTTCCCCGAGCTCACGCTCGAGATTTACGACCAAGTGAGCGACGTCCCCGTGTGGCGTATCGAGGGCGCTCGATGTGAGTCTCGCTCGTGGCAAGTCCAGAGCGGGAGCATCGTCACCGTAAACGCGTCGTTCCAAGCGCGCCGTTTATTTGACGAGCGAGGCGCGTAAATATGGATCTACGGAACATCAAGAGCGACGAACCTACGCAGAGCGCGACGCTTATCCCGCGTGAGGTGCGCTTAAATGTGTCATACGTGTCTCCGGACGGCGTGCGTCATGACGACGTCCTCCTCTCTCGTATCCCTGACGGAGACGGACGAACGCAGATTGATCGACGCTCTGCGATCCTCGCCGGTGTTCCGTGGCAACAGTTGAGCGAGTACGCTCAAGCGCGCTTTCTCGCGTTGGCGACGGTCTCGGTGTATCTCGTCGATCTCCCCGATTGGGTGAATCAATGGGCGCAAGAGGACGACGAGCTCCTCTTCTCGCTACGCGAGGAGGTTGAGCGTCACGCGCTCGCGTGGTTTCGCTCAGGTGCGGGAGAGGGTGACGGCGACGAGATCGCGCCCCGAGTTCGTATTTCTACAGCCGACGCTCCCTACGCCTAGCGCGAGCGCGTCGGACGTGGAGCGCCTCGAACATTGGCTCCTCTCGCTCGATGATGAAACATTCGATACAATGACCACGAGACCCGAGATCGCGATCCGCGACAACGCGCCGAGCGCGACGGGCGACGAGGTCGGTGATCGGTGGGAGCGGGAGTTCTGGGCGAGCAGAGGTGCTAAATGAGTCAACAGAGACATAGTTCTGAGATACAGGTAACGATCGACGACTCGCAGGTGCGACAAGCTGCCGAGCGTCTCGCGCAGTCGATGGAGCGCGTCGGCGAGGCGGGAGAGCGCGCGTTCGATCGTACAGCGCAAGCAGCGCGACGCGCTCAGCAACCCGTCGCGACCCCGCCGAAACCTACACCACCGACGCCCCCAAGCGCTCCCCCGACGGGAGTTCGACCGCGCGACGAGAAGGGTCGATTTATCCCGTATAAGACCCAACAGCGTATGCTCGGGATGACCGCGCTCGACACGTTGGGCGTCGGTGATAATAATCGATCACTCGACGCGATGGGAGCACAAGGGCGCAGAGCGCGCGAGGCGGGACTGCGGAGAGCTGAGCAAGCCGCGAACGCGTTCACGGAGCAACGCAGACAGGCGCGCGCGCAGATGCTCGCGTCGATCGGAGGCTTCGGGCTCGGCGTCGGGCGCGCGGGCTTGAGTGGTCTCGCCGGTGGCGCGCAAGTCGTCGCCAGTGGTGGAGCTGCTGATGTGTTTCGCGCGGGTGGCGCAGCTGCGGGGAGTCTCGCGGGTGCGTTCGGTTTGAGTCGAATCGCCGGAGGTCTCCCCGTGATCGGGGGGCTCGCGGGCTCGCTACTGCAACGACGCGCGGCGCGTATCGGACAAGTCGCGGGACTCGAGCGCCCACAAACGGAGCTCGCGCTCGGTGGCGCGGAAGGCGTGAGGGGAGCGCGTTCACGGTTCACGCGTCTCGGGATTAGTAGCGCGGAGGGTGTCGGCACGCTCCGAGCGTTTCAGCGAGCGATCGGCGCGCGTACGGATCTCCTGAGCCGTCGGTCGATTAACTTCACGTCGGACTTTCTCGGTGAGGCTGCGCTTCGTGGGATCGACCCGACGACGATCGGCGCGTTTGTGGGCGGTGGCGCGATCGGTGGTGGTGCGCGAGGTGACACGTTCCAGAGCGCGGGGCTCGCTAATCGTCTACTCGGTGGAGCGGGGGCAATGGGCTTGACGGGCTCGGGCGCGTCGAGGTTCCTCGCAGCCATAGCGCAGAACACACAACGCATCGCGAGCGAGGGTTTATCCATTGACGAAGAGAGCGCGGGGCGCTTCATCATGGGAATCAACGAGGCAGCTCGGGAAGGCGGTCAGCGTCAACTCATGGGTGTTGGTGCTGCGCGCACGTTTCAGCGATTCGGGGGAGCGCTGAGCGGTGTCGCCGGATCATTCCGCGGACAGTTCGGAGGACTAGGATCGGGCGCGCTCACAGCAGCAGCAGCTCGAGGGGGCGGGGGACCGCTTCAGATGCTCAAGCGTCTCGAGCAGTTCCGCACCGACCCCGCGAGCGCGTTAAAAGGGATGCGTGACGTCGGTTTAGAGGGTGATTTGTTAAAACTTGGTCTTGTTGATCTCGGGCTCAGTACTGAGGAGGCCGACGTGCTCACACGCGCGGGGGAGGGTGATCTCGACGCGGGGATGCTCGGAGCGGATCGAGGGACGATGCGTCGAGGGATGCGCGTCTCGCGTACGGTCCAGAGCGAGCAAGAGCGATTGATACGACGCGTCGAAGCTGATCCCGCGTCGATTCAGGCGTTCGTGAGGCTCAACACTAGACTTGAGGAGCTCGCGTTGACGATGACCAAGTCGAACAGCGTGCTCACGACCTCCATGCAGAGCATCGAGGGGCATATCGGGAAACTCGTCGATCTGCTAGATTCGGGCAGCCTCACCGATACGCT